TCTGCAATCGTGGAAGGAAACGCTTGCCGGACACGAACAAGTGAAACGTCGTGTCCATTAAAGTATTCCTTCCCACAGGACTCTCTGAACCTTCCGGTCCAGAAAGACTTGTCCAGACCAACTCGAGCTCCAAAAAGTTCGAGCGTCTGCACGATTGACAGCACATAGTCTACAGGGACAATCAAATCGTCCCCGTAGACACGCACCGAGCCCAAGAAGGATTTCAAATCCTTCTTGGTCAGTGTTGTGTTGAGCTCACGCTGTATCCCAACGAAGATCAAGGTCAAAAAGACCATGGCTTCGACAGGGAAACAGAGAGCTGAACCCATTGACGCGTACTTGGCCAAACGGATTACTCCGTGGTCAGGTACTTCGGCCCGCCTAGAACGTGTGGCGTCGATAGCCTTATCCAAATGAGGCCAATCGGCAACCATCGTCCTGACGAGCTGATTGGAAACGCGGTCGCTTGCATCACTCAAATCGAGTGTTGCGGTATCCCTGGTAAGGGAACCTTGACGGGCAAGAGCCTGATTAGGGCCTTGATCGTCAAAACCGATCATCTCAGAGAGGAGTTCGTCTCTCTCATGAGCATCAAGAAAACATCGCAGAAGAGATTGCTGCGTGTATTGCATACACGCAGGCTCTACTGCAATGATTCGGGGCGTTTTCAACGTCTTAGGCACCGATATGACTTTAACAGGCATTTCGGTGTCAGGTTCGAGGATGTCCACCTCGTCCAAAATCTCACAAAAATGAAGATTTGGGACAAGGAACTCGAAAGAGGGAAAGACCCCTTCGAGTCGCCGGGTCCAAGTTCTAAGCCGATACTTACCATTGCTGGTAAGACCATCAGCTACAGAACCTGGGCCATGTTTCGGGAGTATTTGACCATAGTAGATATCCTTATCTACATTGGTAAACACATCCCGAAACAGTAGACGGGCCATGTTTTGGAACTCACTGTAATCTTCCTTAGTGAGCTCCTGGTCCGTCTGGCGGACGTCCTTCTCACACTCGACGTAGCCACGTATCGCTGCCCGTTCCCTTGCTTTCGAGCAAGGAATGAGCAATTTGCCAAACATCAACGTAAGTTGACGGATGGCAATAATTGAATCGATACATGGCGTATCGAGCAACGCGCCACTTCTCCGGTCGAACACACGGGAGAGATAACCTCCGAGAAATCGGGGGAGACTCCCATCCTTCGAAAAAGAAGGATGTGTCCCGGCCTGGCCCTGGTCAATCCACTTTTGGGTGGATTTCCCTAGGTCGGGCAGGATTATCGTGAAAAACGATAATCCCTCATGTTCAGACCGCCTGCGAACGGTATTAATGTCCGCAGTGGCGCTGGTGCAGCATCGGATAGCGGATTCCTCCGCTATCCTGGACCAGAGTGACATTAGGCTTTTCATTGACCCTCCTTAAAGAGGTAATCAATCCTTAGCCAGTGACACTCACCTACCCACAAATACTGGACTTATCACCCAGTATGTAGGAATACATCCCTACGCTCCATGTGAGTAGACCATTAAGGTGCCAAAGAAAAGGCAGCCATACGGTGATCGGTAGCAGCGGGATCATATTGTTTGATCATCATCGATGATCTTGCAAATGAAATCGCCACTATCGCCGACATACAGACGCATCCGGTAATAAATACCGGATTTGAATGTAGCCGGAAACCGTACGAGCGAACCCGGAGTCGTAACAATCTCAATCTCTGTCCGATTAAGGGCAGGGTGAGAGAAAGAAACGAACCCGGGAGCCCCGCTACGACTCTCCACCAAGAAGCTTGGTGATGAGCGCATCGGACGCGGCAGTATACAGGGTTTTGAATCCCGTATAAAC